TATCTGTTGCCCAAACCTCATTCACAAAGCTGATCTTTCGGTTCCTGAGCAGGTAAGGGAACTTTTTCTCCTTTCTCTTGCTGTTCCTGGTCGTCTTGTGTTTCGTCAAGAATTTTTGGCCTTTCGCTGTTTGTAGTGGGTAGCTCTACATGATTGGCTGCAGGGGTAGGGCCAATTCTCCGCAGACGAAGTAGATCATATTCATGAAGTCCCTCATGTTCCTGAAGCCTCTCGCCCGACTCTTGATGATGCTTGTCTTTGAGTTGAACCCCTCCAGAATGGCATTGGTCCTCAAGGTCTGGAAGTAGTTGAGAATCTCCACCGCATTCCTGGTCAGGCACTGTGCGAACTTACGGATTTCCATGACCGCCGAGTTGGCGAACTTGATGGTCAGCCGCTCAAAGGCTGACAGCATGTCCTCGTCATAGGCCTTGTGGGTCTCATAGAAATCCTGCAGATCAAGACGGCAGCTGTAGGCCTGCACCGTGTCCAGGTACTCGACCTGGAGCAACTGCCCGAGTCTCTCCCGCTGTCTGTCGGTGAGGCTGTCGGGGTTCTTCAGCCAGATGTACCGCGTCTCTTTCAGGTCCTTCGCCTTTGCGGCGTTCTTGCTGCGCATTTCCCGTTTCCTGGTATTGTCCACCGCATCCGAACAATTCTTGATCACATGGAACCTGTCCACGGTGACGACGGCCTCGGGAAAGCTCTCCCCCAGGGCACTGCGAAAGCCGTGGATCATGTCGCTGGTGGCAACCTTCACCTGCCCGGGTTTTCCGTCCTTCTCCTTGAAACGCTCAAGAAAACGCTTCACGGCATCCTTGTCTTTTCCTTCCGTCACAAAGAGCACCCTCGCTTTCCCCGCCTGCCTGCGCCTTCCAGCCTCATCGGTGGCGACATCGGGATGGGAGAGGAATACCGTGATGTAGTTGTGCCCCTTGTGGCTGTACTCGTCCACCCCTATCGCACTGACATCCGAGAAGTCCTGGTCCTTGAGGGCTTCCTCCACATGGTAATCGATCAGGCGCCACAGCTTGGTGTCGTGCTCCCCGATCTCCCGGGCAACCGTCCTGACCGGCATATGCTTCACAAGGGTGAGTATCACCCCCTCCATCATCAAGGTGAAGCCGCTGCCGCTTCTTGCCCAGGGCACCGGGACGGTCCTCACCTTGCCGTCGGGCGTGATGACCCTGGGAACCCTTGCCGTGATGCAACAGCGATACTGGAAGAAATTGAGATGCCTCCAGGTTCTCTGCCGGGTGTCGTGGACCTTGCAGCCCTGGTCGAAGCCTGGACACGGGAAACTCGACCCTTCCTCAAAATCGATCCGTATGTGGAGTTCCAACAGCGTTGGCTGCTTCTCGGACGGAACCATCTCCAGTGATGTGATGCGCCAAGGTTCCTCAAGGCCCAATCCCAAGCTGAAAAGTTTCTGAATATGCGGGTCGATCATCTGCTTTGCTCCTTGCCCTAAACATAGCAAATTACCCTCTATTCATGAATACCCAATTGAGTCTTACCCACCAGAAATAGCGAATAACCAAATTTTTGTACATAATTATCGTGACATTTCCCCATTTTTATCGCGCCCTTGAAAAGGAGCATAAGGCTTCACCTCTCACTGTTCAGGCAGGGCGACCTGCCTAAATAACCTCCTTCCTTTTGCTGGTAATGGTCTGCCTGTTCATAGGAGAGCTGGCCAGCCTCCAGTCCTTCGAGCCACAGTCGATCAGGTGTCCGTAATGGACGATGCGATCGATTATCGCTGCAGCAAGCTGCTTGTCGGCGACTATCCGGCCCCATTCGCTGAATGGCAGGTTGGTGGTCACGATCAGGCTTTTGCTCTCGTAGCTGTCTGATATGGCCTGGAATACATATCCAGCGCTTTCCTTGTCCAGCTCGCAGTAGCCCCATTCATCGATGACAAGGAGATCAAGATTGCGGAATCCCGCCAGGCAGTACTCCAGCCTTCCTTCAGAGGCGGCAGTCCTGAGCCTCATCGCCAGCTGGGAGAGGGTCAGGAACCTGACCTTCCGCTGCTGCTGGCATGCCTTTATCCCAAGGCATATGGAAAGCATCGTCTTGCCGCTGCCGCAAACGCCATACATGATCAGGTTCTGCTTGGCGTCAATGAAGGACAGGTCCAGCATCTGGCCAAGCGCCATGCTCGGCGGCATCTTCAGCTCAGAGAAGTCGTAGTCCGAAAGGCTCTTCATGGTTGGAAATCCTGCCGTTGCCAGCATGTTGGCTGTCCTGCGAGCCTCTCGCCGGCTGGCTTCCTCCACGAAGGCCTGGTCAAGGAAATCAAGGACCTTCTGATTGGCATTCTCAATGCAGTATTCTATGAAGGCGGTTGACATAAGGCAGCGCTTCATGCTCGAACGTATCCTGTCAGCCATCTCAAGACGCAGGCTTGAACTGATGCAAGCCATCATCACGCCTCCCTCAGCATGCCCGCAAGCAGGGCGTCAAAAGGAGAGAGATCAGCCCCTGTCGGGTTCTCGGCCTGCCAGGCTGGGATCTTGGTGATCCTCTCGCAAAGAGCCTTGGCATCATCCCTTGAAGGCGCATGGCCATTGCCGGCCAGCCTGTTCAATGAGCAGCAGGCATTTCCAAAGCCATACTCATCAGTCAGGCTTGAGAACATGAACAGCGCATTCTGCCTCTCTCTTGATCCAGCCTGGTCAAGATATGACTTGAACGGACCATCGCTCATCCTTTCCCGAACAATGCTGTTTGGCCATGAATTGCCCTTGATCGGCATGAATGACAGCAATGCAGGCAAGTCAAAGGATTCCTCATACTCAGGCCCATAGCACCGGTCAAAGCTGGTTATCCTCTTGCCACCAAGATCATATGCAATGACTTCCCAGGCTGTCTTCTCGACTATTATGGTCTCATTGCTGTGGCCGGGCCCAAGCACATATGAGTGCTTGCCGTCAAGAAGCCCCCTGCCGACATTGTTCAGGGTATGCCTGGTGATCCGCGAGATCCTGAAGGGCTTCCCTGTCAGCGGAAGCAGGGCCTTCCTGTCCTCGCAGAAAAGCTTCCCTATAGGTGCATTCTTCCTGTAGTGCATGCTGTCCGTCCTGAAGGCAAGGGACAATGGGATCATCACGTTTAGATTGTACTCCTCAAGGCTTCCCTCAATCCTGAGCGGCGGAACCATGGCGTTGCGGCGAAACGCTCCCACAGCGTTCTCAACGCAGCCCTTCTCATAGCCGGCATATGGATTCGTGAAGACTGCCCGGAATCCATAATGCATCCTGAATCTCGTGAACTCCTCGCTCTCGACAAGCCTGCTGCATACCCTGTGGCCTATTCCGGTTGCGTTGTCAAAGACTATCTTGAATGGCACTCCATCAAGCGCCTTGAACATCCAGAACAGCCCTTGGCATACGCACTGGCAGTTCTCTCCCGGCAAGACAGCGCTGACAATCCCATTGCTGTATGGAAAGGACATGATGAAGCTCTTTAGCCTGACAATCTTCCCGCTTTCGTCATAGAAGTCTGCCTCCCCAAAGTCGCATTGGGCTTCCCCTGGATGCCAGACAAGAGGCATTGTCCCTCCCTCCTCATAGCTCTTGCGCTTCATTGCACTCCTGGAATGCCTCATGAAGCGCTGTATCAGCTGATATGAGTCCCTCAGCTCTTCGAGGCCGAGTTCATTGCAGAGGTAGCTGTGCATCCTAATAGCCGTGAATCTCTGCTTGTGAAACCACTGGCCTTCCTCCTCAAGCTTCTCAAGGATCAGCTTCTTGTACGGATCCAGCTTGCTTGTCCTCTGCTCATTGGCCTGCATATCGACATCCTGGCTGAAGTCCTCCTTGTCGATGTACTTGCCGACAGTCTTCCTGTCCATGGAAAGCGCGTGTGCAATCTCTGTCTTGCTCTTTCCATTCATCCACATACCCCGTATAATCTCTATTTGGGTCACCTTGATCATTCTCCTTATCATTCTCCTTGTAAGTAATGTCTACAAGAAGTCTATCATTAAGAATCCTTAAGGTGCCCCTTTCTTTTGGGTTCATGATAAAAGTGGGGATTTCCTGACGATAATTTTGCCCAAACTCAGCGTATCACAGACACGATGTCACTGGACTTGTCCTTACGGATGGTCTTCTTGTAGAGCTCCACGACAAGCCCCGTGAACAGGGCAAATGCCAGAAGCATGATAAGCAGAATCATTTTCCTTTCTCTCCTTTATCCAGAAGCGAGATGAAGTACTGGTCCATCTTCTTCTCCTGTTCCTCGGACTCCCCGTTGATCTCGTGGGTCCTGAGTGCCTTGAATATCACCCTGTCGTTCTCAAGTGCCATCACAAGTCCGTCCTGAAGGACGCCGAGCCGTTTGTTTATGTCTGACAGTGTTTTCGCAGACGTGTCCTTTTCATCGGTTTTCTCGGCCAAGCGTTTCAGAATCCATATCACGATGCCGCCTGATCCGAAGAGGCATACCAGAATGCCAAGAATCAGAGTTGGTGTATCCATCACGATGCCTCCCTGGTCGGGGCGACTTCTCCATAGGCATAGGTCAGCCCGTCACGGATGACGGAAACCTTCTCGGATGACACCACCTGCTCGATGTACCGCTTGATGATGACATCGCAGTACTTCTCGTCGAGCTCTATCGTGTTGCATGACCTGTCGGTCTGCTCACAGGCTATGAGTGTGCTTCCGCTCCCGCCGAACGGATCCAGGACGAGGGTGTTGCTCATCGAGGAGTTCATGATCGGGTATGCAAGAAGAGCTATCGGCTTCATGGTCGGGTGGTCGCCGTTCTTCTTCGGCTTGTCGAACTCCCAGATGGTCGTCTCCTTGCGCCCCGTGTACCACTGGTGTGTGCCTTTCTTCTTCCAGCCGAACAGCACTGGCTCGTGCTGCCACTGGTAGGGGGAGCGGCCCAGGACAAGGGACTGCTTCTTCCAGATGCATGTGCCCGACAGGTAGAACCCCGCCTCGCAGAATGCCTTCCTGAAGTTGAGTCCCTCTGTGTCTGCATGGAACACGTAGATTGAGGCATCGTCTGCCATCATGCTTTCCATGTTGGTGAATGAGTCCAGGAGGAACTGATGGAATGCATCGTTTCCCAGGTTGTCGTTCTTTATCTTTCCGGCGCTTCCCTTGTAGTCCACATTGTATGGCGGGTCGGTCACGACCAGGTTTGCCTTCGTCCCGTTCATCAGGAGGTCGAAGGTCTCCTTCTTCGTGCTGTCCCCGCACACCAGACGGTGCCTGCCGAGGATCCACAGGTCTCCCTGCCTTGACATCGCGGGCTTCTGCAACTCGGATTCCACATCGAAGTCGTCGTCCTTGATCTTGTCCTTGACCGAGTCCTTGAACAGGTCGTCGATCTCGGCGGTGTCAAAGCCTGTGAGGGAGACGTCGAAGTCGGAACCCTGCAGGTCACTGATGAGCAGGGCAAGCTTGTCCTTGTCCCATTCTCCGCTGATCTTGTTGAGGGCGACGTTGAGCGCCTTCTCATGGTCCTCGTCAAGCTCCACGACAACACACTCCAGCTCATCAAGACCAAGGTCCCTGAGGACCTTTATCCTCTGGTGTCCGCCGACCACACGGCCTGTAGTCCTGTTCCAGATCACGGGCTCCACGTAGCCGAACTGCTGCACTGAGCGCTTGAGCTTCTCGTATTCCGGGTCTCCCGGCTTGAGGTCCTTTCTCGGGTTGTAGTCCGCAGGGAGGAGCTCCTCAATTTTCTTCTTTTCAATCAACATTGTTTTTCACTGCCTCCAGAATCTCGGGGACCTTTGCGAATCCGTCCTCCCAGGGGAAGAGACGGCTGCTGAAGTGTCCGTAACATGAAGTGTCTGCATACCTGACATCCCTCAAGCCCAGGGAGGATATGACGGCTCCCGGTCTCAGGTTGAAGACCTTGCGGACAATCCCGACCAGTTCACAGTCCGGCAGGATGCAGGTCCCGAAGGCCTTCACGGAAACAGATACAGGGTCAGCCTTGCCTATGGCATAGCTGATGCCCACCTCGCAGCGGGTGGCAAGTCCCGAACACACAATGTTCTTTGCGATGAAGCGTGCCATGTAGGCACCGCTCCTGTCGACCTTGGTCGGGTCCTTCCCGCTGAAGGCGCCGCCTCCGTGCAATGCAAGACCGCCATAGGTGTCGACCATAATCTTGCGTCCTGTAAGTCCTGTATCCGCAGCAGGGCCGCCCTCGACGAATCTGCCGGAGGGGTTGATCAGGATCTGGGTGTTCTCATCAAAGGGAAAGTCCTGGAAAGCCGGAAGAAGAACATAGTTGACCATCTCTTTCTTCAGGTCTTCCAGCCGCTTTGATGCCTGATGCTGAACAGAGACTACGACTGCCGAAACTCTTACAGGCTTGTCGTCTTCGTACTCGATGGTGACCTGTGCCTTTCCGTCAGGCATGTAGCCATGGAGGACCCCGGTCTCCCTCAGTGTATCTATCCTTGAGCAGATGGAGTGTGCGAGCACCAGCGGAATGGGCAGGCAGCTTCGGGTCTCGTCCGTGGCATACCCGTAGACGGTTCCCTGGTCTCCTGCTCCCAACCGGGAGAAGTCTGATGTATCTCCCTGCCGGGATTCCAGGGCATTGTCCACACCATGGGCGATGTCACGGCTCTGGTTGTGGAGGAGGATTTTGATCTTGAAGTCATCAGGGTCATAGCCTGCCTTTGCAATGGCGAGGGCAACGACATATCTGAAGTTCACATTCCCTGCGCAGGTCGTCTCGCCTGCAACGAAGATGTGTCCCTTCGTGGCCATGACCTCACAGGCCACGCGGCTTTCAGGGTCTTTCTCCAGGCATGCATCAAGGATGCTGTCCGAGATGAAGTCACACAGTTTGTCGGGGTGTCCTTTGCATACGCTTTCAGCGCTTGAGAGTCTTTTCATTTGTTAATTCCTTTGTCCGGGCTATCTGCCCTTCCTTGCGGTGAGCAGGCGCTCCATCAGGTCGTCCTGCGGATTGGCTCCGCCGTAGCCTGAAGAGCAGTTGTCCTTTACGATCTGCTGGATCTGGTACCAGTTCTGGTTCGTCTGTTTCATGAAGTTCTGTGCCATCGACACATAGGGTGAAGCGATGGCGGCTCCGGTCGTCGGATGCTTGGCCAGGAAGCCGTACTCGGAGATGCACTCCTCGCACTGGATCCAGCGCGACACGCTCATCGCATACTGCTCTATGAGCGAGGGGCTGACCAGCTTCTCGCAGCCTTTTGCCCTGAGCCAGTTCCAGGTCTCCCTGAAGATTTCCTCGGCACATAATCCCTTGCCGTTCTTCTGGGTCTCCCTGAGAAAATCCTTGACGGGAGGCATGTCGCTTCCCTGGAAATCCACAGGCTCCGGGAGAACCATGCCGTCACCGGCACTTCCCTCCTGTATCCTGTCAGACAGCGGTTTGGGCTTGCGGCCTGAGCCGGGCCTCGGTCCGCCCCGGTTTGTACCGTCTTTGGCCATGAGTATTCTCCTGTTGAAACTTGAGGGGGCAATTCCCCCTTTGAAATCGGTTTTTTGCGTGTGAGGGTTTGGGCTCGCTGTAAGCCTGAAGGCCACAGAGATTCGGATCCCCCTGGGGTCAGACACCATATCTGGTGTGTCAGCTGTGCTTTGCCGTCCATCTGTCACCACGCCTCGCATGGAGGCGTTCGTGGCATGGCTTGCACAGGGACATGAGGTTGTCCTCGTCGTTGGTACCGCCCTCACGGACGGGCTGGATGTGGTGGACTATCTCTGCCTTCGCCAGTCTTCCGTCTTGCCTGCAAAGCTCGCAGAAGGGATGCTCGGACAAGAAGGAGGAACGGATCCTCTTCCAGTCCTTGCCGTAGCGCTCTGCCGTGTGCGGGTCGCGTTGGTACTGCTCGTACTGCCTGTTCGCCAGCCTCTGGTGTTCCTCGCAGTACCTTCCGCTGGTAAGCCGGGGACACCCCGGGTAGGAGCACGGCTTCTTTGGCTTGAACGGCATGGTCTCTCCTTGTTTTCGGAACTCTTGCGTGCTAGGCTGTAATCTCCTGAAGGTTGTATCTGGGGGATTGCGGAAGTACCTGATGGCGAGGCACGGTCAATACCGCCGTGCTTCATTGCTTGCACAAAGAAAAGGCCCGGAGGTTTGCTCCTCGGGCCTTGTGTTTTTCTGATTGTATTTTCTCAGAGATCGCTTACTACGTTCAAGTGTGTTTTACTACGTTTTTTTCGGGAATAGAAAAACTATGGAAATACATAAAACTATGATAGAATGGCAAAGAAATCAAAGGAGAAAAGTAAATAATGGGTTTTGCACAACCAATTAGTATTAAAGAGGTTATTACGGAAATTGATGGGAGAAAATTGTTGCTTCCATCAATACAAAGGGAATTTGTATGGTATCCTGATCAGATTGGAAAACTATTTGATTCATTGATGAAAGGATATCCAATTGGCTCATTCCTCTTTTGGGAAGTTGGTTCGAGCAATATCAATAAGTACCAGTTTTATGAGTTCATTAGAAACTATCATGAACGAGATTTTTCACACAATCAAAAAGCTGACGTTTGTGGCAATGACAACATTACGGCAGTGCTTGATGGTCAACAGCGTTTAACGGCACTCTATCTTGGTCTGAAGGGATCATATTCCTACAAGGAGTATCGAAGAAGATGGGATAATGATGATGCCTTTCCCGAAAGGCGATTATATTTAAACCTTCTTTCATATTCTGAAGATAGCGAGAATGACTTTGACTTTGAATTCTTGACCGAAGATGAAAGCCATCAAGAAGATCAGAATCATTTTTGGTTTCGCGTTGGCGATATACTAGAATTTGATGAACCGTACAAAGTAACTCAGTTTTTACTAGACAGAGTTATTTACAATTTTCCTCAGCCGAATTCGAAATTTGCGAACAAAACACTCTCTGGGCTTCAAAAGATAGTTTTTGATGCGAAACCTATAAATTTCTTTTTGGAAAGTGATAGCAGCCTTGATAAGGTTCTTAATATTTTCATTAGGATTAATAGTGGGGGAACAAAGTTAAGCTACTCAGATTTATTGTTGTCCATTGCAACAGCACAATGGAGTACTAGAGATGCTAGAGAGGCAATTATCAAAGCCGTAGATGATATAAACCGAATTGGGGATGGCTTCAGTATAGACAAGGATTTCATTTTGAAATCTTGCCTGATTCTTTGTGATTTTGGGAATATTGCATTCCGAGTCGACAATTTCAGCCATGATAACATGTTGAAGATTGAGCAGAATTGGCAAGAAGTCATAGATGCCTTGTCTGGAACGTTCCATCTTGTCGCAAATTTCGGATTTGATTCTAAGTCATTGGCTTCAAACAATGCTCTGATACCGATTGCTTACTATCTCATGAAGATTGGAAATCCGACAGGGTTTGTTACTTCTGCCGCTTATCAAGAGGACAGGAAGAAAATACAGAAATTCTTAACAATAGTGCTTTTGAAACGTCTTTTTTCTGGACAACCCGATAATATCCTTCGAGCTTTACGAGAAGTAATTCGAGAGAATCCTTCTGAAGGGTTCCCTTACGAAAAAATGGTTGAAAAGCAAAAGGGGTTAGACAAGAACTTCACCTTTACAGATGACGAGATAGAGAACTTGTTCTCATATCAATACGGACAGGCATACACCTTTTCTGTTCTTTCGATCCTTTATCCAGGATTGGATTACAGGAACAAATTTCATATTGATCACATATTCCCGAAATCTAAGTTCACTTGGAATAAACTAAGCCATGAGAATCTTTCGGAAAACCAAAAAGAGTTTTTTGCCAACAATTTTAATTGCTTAGCAAACCTTCAATTGCTTGAGGGTATACCAAACGAAGAAAAATCCGCAAGGGATTATAAAGAATGGCTTGATGAAAAATATCCTGAAGGTTCTTCAGGAAGGGTTTCGTATTGCAGGGTTAATTTCATTCCAGAAGAAGAGGACTTAAGCTTCAACAACTTTGATAAGTTTGTCGAAGAACGGAAAGCCTTGATGATAAAGGCTTTCCGAGAAATGATAAAATGATTGTAATACTTTACTGAAACTTGATTAACCTGAGAGCCTTTCGGTGTATCTCGAACACGTAGTTTGAGCCATAGCCCATCCGGTCTGTTATCTCCTCCCACTGCATGAATGAGAGGTACCGCATCTCGAGGATGGTCTCATACTCGGGGTTGTTCACCCTTGAGATGGCCTCGGCTATGCCTTTCTTCAGGCGCACCAGTTCGGCGATCTGCTCTGTGATGTGCTCCTCGAGGGAGAGGATCCTGACGGCAGTCTCCTCGACCAGCGACTGGCGGGACGGGCTCCCTTTCGGCATGTCGGAGATGCTGGGACTTACATAACCTGCGTGTGCCCTGAGGCTCTCCAGCTGCCTCTCCTTGCTCTTGATCTTCCTGTCCAGCAGGAAGGCCTGTGATAAATATTCTTTTGCTGTCATGCTATCACCTCCTTGTCTCTGACCTTCTCCAGGTCGGGATTCACGTCGCACAGGAAGGAGAACCAGTCGCTCTTGAAGAACGAGCTGATCTCCCGCCTGCTGTTCTCGGCAGCCTCGCTTTGCGGGTTGTCCTGCAGCTTTCGCCTTGCCTCTCCGAGGTCCTTCATGGCCTGGTTCACGATTGCGGAGGACAAGGCCGTGCTCCAATCGATTCTCTTCATCTGCCGACCTCCGCCTTCACTGCTTCCAGGAGGGCATCCTGGGTCTGTTCCTTCTTGGCCAGTGCCTTCAGGATCCGATTGTCGATGGTGCCTTCGGTCACTATGTGCTGGATGACCACGGTCTCGGAGGTTTGCCCCTGACGCCAGAGCCTGGCATTGGTCTGCTGGTAGAGCTCGAGGCTCCATGTAAGGCCGAACCACACCAGATGGCTTCCGCCGCTCTGCAGGTTCAGTCCGTGTCCGGCTGATGCGGGGTGGATGAGTCCGACTGACACCTCGCCGTTGTTCCAGGCATTGATGCTCTCGGTGCTGTCCAGCTTCCGGTAGGAGAGTCCCATCCTCGCAAGGCGAGGAAGGATGCGCTCAAGGTCATGGTGGAACCAGTAGGCCACAAGGACGCTCTTGCCGTTTGCCGCCTCGATGATGTCCTCGAGGACGTCGAGCTTCCTGTCATGGAGGATGGTTGCCTTCCCGTCGTCCGTGTAGATGGCACCGTTTGCCAGCTGCGACAGCTTTCCTGACAGCACCGCGGCGTTGGCCGAGGTGATCTTCCCGTCGGGAAGTTCCAGCACAAGGTCATGGGAGAGCATCTGGTATGCCTGCGTCTCGTCCTCCGACATGAAGGCTTTTGCCTCGCATGAGATCAAGGCCGGCATCTTCAGGTAGTCGGTCGACTTCATGGAGATGGTGATGTCTGCAATCCTTCTGTAGATCTCCTCGTCGGCGCCATCCTTCGGCTTGTAACTGAAGACCATCTGGGCGTTGCGCTTGTCCGGCAGGAAGAAGTCGTTCCTGTAGGAAGTGATGAATCTTCCGAGGCGTTTTCCCAGATCCAGAATGCGGAACTCTGCCCAGATGTCCATCAGGCTGTTTGATGCCGGGGTACCCGTGAGTCCCACAATTCTCTTGACCTTTGGCCGGACGGAGAGAAGGGCCCTGAAGCGTCTCGCGCTCCGGCTCTTGAAGGACGAGAGCTCGTCGATGACCACCATGTCGAAGTCGAAGGGGAGGCCGGACTGCTCGATGAGCCACTGGACGTTCTCCCTGTTGATGATCACGATGTCTGCCTTCCTGGAAAGAGCCTCGGTCCGCTCCTTGGCAGACCCGACGGCAACTTCGGCCTTGAGGTCACCAAGGTGGTCCCATTTCTCAATCTCGCTTGTCCATGTGTTCCTCGCAACTCGAAGCGGGGCGATGACCAGAACCCGCTGGACCTCGAATGAGTCATGCATCAGGTTCTGGATGGCAGTCAGGGTTATGACCGTCTTGCCGAGGCCGCAGTCAAGGAAGACCGCGGAGACCGGATTTTCCTCAATGAAGCGCTGTGCGAACTTCTGGTATTCATGTGCTGTGTATCTCATCAAGGATCCTCCCGATGTCATCCGTCCGGTCCAGGACGTAAGCCCTGAATCCCAGTGCCCTCAGCATTGAGAGCCTTTCTTCCTGAAGCGCCCTTGGCTTTTTTCCGGGTGCCTTCACTTCCACAAACCCGCATTTTCCGTCCGGCAGCAGCACCAGACGGTCGGGCATCCCATCAAGACCCGGGCTTGTGAACTTCGGTGCGATTCCTCCCATCTTCCTCACTGCCCGGGTGAGCTGCATCTCTATGGCTTTCTCCCTCATCTCTTTCATTCCTTCGGAACAAGGGAACAAGCGGAACAGCGTTTTCCTATACGTGCGTGCATATGCACTCATGCGCTCTTTTCTCTTCTCTTTTTCTTCATATTCCCCCAATAGGCTGAATCTTGTTCTCTTGTTCTGCATTGTCCGTAATCCATTGGAAGACAATGACCTGTTTCTGGAACCAGCATTGGAACCAGTTCAGGAACAGGCCGTCTTGTTCCATCACTTTCTGGAATAAGCGCGCTGTTTCCCATAGAGGGGGAAGCTGCTTGTTCCTTGTCTTGTTCCTGGGAATTTCTCCCAGCCGTCCATTTTCTGCATGATGGCGGAGATCTCGTATGAGTCGGATTTCCTCAGGCTCGACGAGTCCTTGCCGAAGCACTCGCACCAGATCTCAAGGTTGCACACCAGCTTGCGCTGAACGGTTCCCTTGAGGCCGAGGCCGGACGACCTTGAGTCGGAGAGGAAATTGCGGCGCTCGAACAGGTCGAGCTCGTCCCAGTTCTCAGGGATGGGAGTGTCCAGGTATTCCCTGACCAGTCCCTCCCTCTCGTCGGTCTCCATTGCTCCGGCCTGCTCGGCCATTGCCTGATTTGCCTCATCACCCTCGAGGTAGAGTTTCTCGCCACGATGGTAGATCACGAGCGTCTCGGCCCATATCTGCTCGACTTCCTCATTCGTCATCTGCCATGCTTTCTTCACGGAATTCCCGCTGACGGGGATCGGCCAGAAGCGGCGGTTTCCCGTGATGTCCCGGAGGAACCCCGACTCGGCGTTGGTGGAGCCTACGATGATGCACTGCCTCGGATGGCTCTCGACATTGACCCCATAGCTGGCACGGTACTTGTCGTCCACTCTGGAGAGGAAGGACTTTACCGTCTCGACGTCGGTCTTCCTCATTCCGGCAAGCTCGCCGAGCTCGAGGATCCAGTAGCCCTGGAGCTTCTCCGGTCCTGACTTGTCCCGCATGTCTGTCAGCGTAAGGCTGTCGGAGAACCATTCGCCCGCAAGCTTTGCGAAGAAGGTCGATTTCCCGATGCCCTGCGGACCGTTGAGGATGGGGACGCTGTCGAACTTGGTGCGTGGCTGATAGATCCTGGCAACTGCCGCCACGAGGAACTTCCGGCTCACCGCCCTGGTGTACAGGGTGTCCGATGCCCCGAAGTAATCGATGAGGAGCCTCTCGACTCTGGGCTTCCCGTCCCAATCCGGAAGACTGGCAAGGTATTCCTTGATGGGGTGGTACGACCTCTCCGCGGCGACTGCCAGAACGGCATCCTTTGTCTTGGTGGGGGAGTAGAGGCTGTACTCGTTCGAGAGGTATACCTTGAGCGCCGCATTGTCCGAGTCGTTCCATCCATCCTTCAGCTGTTGCCACGGAAGTCCGCCACGGGCATCGATTCCGTCGCGATGGCAGTTGAACGCGATGTTGTGCAGGGCCTCGTCATGACGGAGGATGGCCACGAGGTTGTCCAGCGTGTCCTTGATGCGCCCCTGCTTGTCCAGCTCAAGGGAATTCTGCCAGTTCTCCTCGGAGAAGTCTGACTTCGCCTCCTCCTTGCGCTCGCTCATGATCTGGGCCTTCACGTCAGGGTCGGAGATGGCAAGCTCGCTCATTTTCCTGAAGGAGTCCTTGTCATCGTCATCCCCGAAAAGGTGTATGCGGACCAGGTCGAAGGCATTGAGGAGCTTGCCGCATGCAGGGTCTGTGGCATGGTGGCTGTATGCGAACTTGCCGTCATAGACGACCACCCCGGCGCTGCAGGTTCCGGGTTTGTAATCATAGCGGCCTTCCATCTCGGAGGCCTCGTACACATCGGACAGGAATCTGGAGATTGCCTCCTCTATGCTGTAGGTCCTGCAGAAGGCACCCACCACGCCTTTCTTGGCAAGCGGGTCCTCCTGCTTCTTGCACGCTCCATCCCTGACGGTGCTTTCCCGTGATGATGTGGGAAGGGTGGAGCAGTCATGCCAGAGGGGGTGTCTGGAAAGATATGCATCTGGATCAAGCCAGGGGCCGTCTATGCGCTTGAAGATGTATTCGCCGTTTGATGGCGTGGTTGGCCAGTACATGAGCTGGTGTGGCCGGTAGGAGCATTCGTCAAACTGGTCGATGCCCCATTCGGCGGCGAAGTAGCGGGAGATTGCGCCATACTCGTCAGGCGTGGTGTCCCGGGTAAGCGGCACGATGATGCGGACTCTTGGCGCATCGCTTCTGTGCCCGTGTGTCGTATAGAGGCATGCCTCGTAGCGGCACTCTGTGCTGAACCGGTTTATAAAACCGACCTCCGCATTGTCGCAGTCGAGGGTGAGCATGGAGCGTGAGGCTACGTTCTCCCTCTTGCGACGGTTGTCGCGAAGGAGGCCGGCGACGAAGCCACCCTTGTCCTTGGCCTTGTCCCGTTCGGCCTTGGGCATCTTCGGGTATTCCTCCATGGACTCGGTGGTCCGGATTGTGTGTTCCAGCTTGGAACAGAGCTCGTCGAATGTAATGGTCTTGTTCGGCCATGTCTTGGCGAAACAGCTGTTGCCGTATGCGATTGACAGGTTTCTCTCAGTCATCTTGAATCTCCTCACATCTTTCGTTGAAATGGCGCAGCAGGTAGTTCTTTCTCCTGGCCCGTTCGATTTCCCATCTCATCCCGTTGCTGATCGTGTCCCCGAACACCCAGACCTCAGAGCAGAGGTCCATGAGCACCTTTCCGGAGAGGATGCCTATGTGGCGCTCTTCAGGGATGCCGTCGTCCAGGAACTGGGTGAACAGAAGGTGCGGGGCGAGCGGTATGAATCCCTGATCGACTGCAAACCGGCTGTAGATCCTCGCATTCTGCTTGTTTGTCTCCGTATCCCCGGAGAAAGGGGAGCAGATGTAGACCAGAGGCCGGAATCTCCTCCACCTCGTCTTCTCTGCCTTTTCCTGTCTCTCGATCACTGACAAGGCCTGATATGCCGTCGGATCGGGATAACCTTCACTGTTTGTTCTGTCTATGCTCATTTCATGCCTCCTGCATTCGTGGCTTTGGTTTCCTTCATCCGTCAGTCCTTCTGGTAATACTTGGGCGCATCGTAACCATCCGCCCTCAGCACCAGTCCCGGAAGCCACTCCGGGGTGCGTCCCATCTTTCTGCAGATGTCCTCAAACGGAGTCTGAAGGGGACACTCGATGATGAGCTCGTCGTGTACATGTGCGACGATGTACTCGTTCCTCAATGCCTTCATGGCATTGCAGAGGATGTCGCGGCTGATTGCCTGTACGATGTTCTCCACGAACTTCGGCCCGTAGCTTTCCAGACGCTCCCATTTCTTCACGAATCCGATGCCCTCATAGGTCACGGACTCGCCGCCATATTGGTTGGTCCCGATTCTCGGCTTCACATAGGAGAGCCTTCTGCCCGAGGGAAGCTCGATGAACAGCATTGAGTTCTGGAAGGAGAACCTGAACGGCCCGAGCTTTGTCGTGGTCTTCTTCTTGATGGCTTCCTTCACTGCGCTGTCCACATCCCACCAGAACTGGACGATGTGCGGGTTGGATGTCCTCCAGGATGTCACCAGCGGCTGGAGCTCATCCTCGCAAAGCCCCATCTCGAGGGCACCCATCGCCGTGAGCGCACCGACTCCTCCGCCATAGCCGAGAGCCAGCTCCGCAATCTTGCCTTTCTGCCTGAGGTGTCCGTTTATGCCATGCTTCTCGACAGGCACCTTGAACATCTTGCTGGCGCTTGCGCAATAGATGTCACCGTTGCTCTCAAAGACATCCAGCCGCCATTGCTCGCCTGCCAGATACGAGAGCACCCTCGCTTCGATTGCGGAAAAGTCCGAGACTACGAACTTGTACCCCGGGCGTGGGACGAAGGCAGTCCTGATGAGCTGGGACAGTGTGTCCGGGACGTCATCGTAGAGGATCTCAAGAGCGGAGTAGTCGCCGCAGAGGACAAGATTCCTGGCGGAATCAAGGTCTGGAATGTGGTTCTGCCTGAGATTCTGGAGCTGTATCGCGCGTCCCGACCATCGTCCGGTACGTGCTCCATAAAAGAAGAACATGCCTCGTGCCCTGCCGTCAGAACAGGCGGTGCGCTCCATTGCCTGATATTTGCTTACAGATGACTTGGCGAGTTTCAGGCGCAAGGCAAGCACATCCTGGATCTCTTCCGGTGCTTCCTTTATGAGGGAAGCCACAGCTTTCTTTCCCAGTGTCTGGGCCTCGACCCCATGCATTGAGAGCCAGGTCTTCAGCTGAGCCACGCTGTTCGGATTCTGCAGGGCGGTCAGGTCCTTGAGGGACGCTGTGAGCTCCTGCTTCGATATCGAGTCGAACCTGATGGCGTTTTGTACAAGGTCGCTGTCCAGGGCAATCCCGCGGTCGTTGATCTTCTGGTCCAGATGGTATTCATCCCAGACAAAATCCGGGACAGGGTAGTGGGCAAGTCGCTTCTGGATGGAAGCCTCGACATCCACGTCACGGATGTTGTAGAGCTTGAAGAGCGACCATTTCTCCGCATCGTGTGAAGGGAGATTTCGTGTTCTTCCTCCATTTGCCGCGGTCGGCGTGCATGGCATGCAGAAGTAACGCAGAAGGCGGCTTCCCTCGGCCAGCTTCTGGTCTTCCAGTCTCAGGACCTGGCCGACTCCTTTCAGGGACAATGGAAGCCCGTTGTATGCGGACCATACCAGAGTGCACCTCCATGAGGAAGGTGAGAGGAATCCTGAAAGGGCGGCGTCGTTTTCCTTGTAGCCCTGGAATATGTCAGGGTGCCTGCGTTGCATCCAGCGGGAGAGGCAGATGCGCTCAAATGAAGCGTTGAACGCCCACTTGGTCACCGTCTCATCCACAATGGCCTCAAGAAGGGTTCTTGGAATCTCCTCTCCTGATGCAATGTCGACCGTCCTTGCCGGTCCTCCGTCTACAGAATAGCCAAAGAGGAGAATCTCAAAGTTCGG